ATAGTACCGGTTTGTAAGTCAAATCTTACACCAGTCGAAGCACTAACAAAATTGCTCATTCGTATTTCAAATTGAGGTCTAGAAGATGCTACTAATTTAGCATACACTGACGCAGTAACAGTTTCGTTTGATCCGGATCTAGTAAGGTAAATAAAATGGCCAGCTGACGCAGTGCTATCTTCAACTAACATATCAGCTGTCCAAAATCCATCAGGCGCTAATGCAGCATTAGGAATAACTCGTGAGTTAGCAGTAGTCCACGCGTTAAAGTCTTCACTTATAGTTACTACATTAGTACGCTGTTCTTCAACTAATAGTCCAAGAGATTCACCGGTAACTGGATTATGATCAAAACGAGGAATTCCGCTTGCAGCTATTTTTAAAATACCATCCTCGTCATAATATGATCCTATAGATGCTCTAGTAAACGTAATCCTAGGATCAAGAGTTTTAGAATTTGCAAAGTCTAAATTTAATGTTGGAATAACAGACGAGCGTGTTATGTCTCCTAAATCAGGGACATAATTATCAGCATCTTCATATGCCATTGTTCCTAAATCAGCATTTGTTGGTATTTGATTTGGATTTGTTCCTATTAATCCCATATATTTTCCTTAAGTTGACATTGCTTGCAATTCAGCATTTGTTAAGCGTTTTGGGTAGTATGCTAGTTTGAGTATGTGTAAGTTTTGATAAGGTCCGATTAACATTCTACTCATACCTTGTCCAACTGCAGCAGACGTATCAGTTTCAGTTGTGCTACCGGAAACTGAAAGTGCAATATCATTAGTTGCGTATGCAAGTGCGCATGATATTACAGTTTGTGATGTAACAGCAGGTCCATTTAAATCCCATTGAGAAACACTGTTATTAAATCCGTACGAATCAATAACTGCGCTGCCACTACCGCTCACATATCTTAATGAAATAAGTGTTGGTGAACCGCCTGTTGCATTGTCTACCCATGCCATAGTTGGAACCGATACTGCAGTAGTAGTTGACATTAATCTTGAAGTTGCATGCAATGTGCCTTCATCTTGTCTGTACCAATTTAAAAAGTTAGTGCCTGTCATTGCAGCAAATTCACCAATTCTAGTATTCTGTGAAGAAGTGCAAATATCAGAAGATCGAGTAACAGTACTGGAAGCAGTGTTAATATACGAAGTTGCCGAGGATCCGGATTCTACTTGTGCGCCCCAGATATACACACCGTAATTAAGTGTTCCTAGGTATGAATTAGTTCCATTCCATACTATATAATAAAACACGCCGGCTGTATTAGTTTTAGTAAATGTTGCAGTACATCTAAACCAACCGTTACCAACTGGAATTATTGTTGCATTGTTTGAACCTTGTTGTATCACCGTTCCTGTAACTAAATCAAATGCTACATATGCTTCGCCATTACTTGTAAGAGATAATTGAGTCCGATCAGCAGCTTTTGCATAAACGCTCATAGTGTAAACAGCTCCGCTTGATACTGTACCTAAGCTTTGTGCAACAAAATGTTGATCAGTTGTTGCAGTTTCATTTAGTTTATAAGCAGTAGTACGGTTATTGGGAGCAGTTGTTACATTAGCAGATACTGTTGCAGTATTAACCGTCCAGTATGAAGTATTATCAAATTGTTCACTATAATAAAATAAGTTTGTAGAGGCAGGTTCTATCAATAATGTTGGAGCTAATTTTAAATTAGCTGGATTATAGGTATAACGTGCAACATTTGTTGATGCATATTTAATTAATCCAGTTGAATCATAATATGAGCCAAAACTTGCACGCGATGTAAATGTATCATTAGATGGAATATAGCTAGTCATAAATTCGCCAGTTTCTACTTGTGCACCCCATACATAACAAGAACCAGTGCTTGCAGCTGCTGGATAAACTACAACTTGAATTCCAGTATTTGCACCACCTGAGTTACTTCCAGTTATGGAAACTCTATACCACCCGTTACCTACATTTTGAGGTTGGGTAAATGTTGAATTACCTGCAGTTTGCACTACAGCAGTAACAACCATAGTACCCCAAGTCAACTTTGCTTGCATGAAATTACTAGTTCCGCTGTTATAATACGCTAGATAAAAATCAGTTGTAGCCGCAGAACCTTGTTTAAGATATACAGAAAATGTCCTAATAGTAGTGTCGCCTGCGGTTATTACTAGATTTTGCGCAATAACTCCGCTATTTGACGTTGCATTTAAAAGTACTCCAGATAATGACCCATCTGGAGCAATACATGCGGCACTTCTAGTAGATAAACTTGTTTGAACCCATACACTTGTATCAAACAACATATTGTTAGAATATTTTAATAAATTTGTTTTCTGTTCTTCCATTAACAACCCAAGTGATTGTTTAGTACTCGGATCATGATCAAATCTTGGTTGATTAGCAGATACTATTTCAATTAATCCATCTTGATTATAGCGTGTTGCAATGCTAGCTCTAGCAAATGAAATTCTTTTATCTAATCTTTTAGTATTAGCAAAATTTAATAACAACGATGGTCTAATAGTTGCGCCGGGATAGTTTGCAGCTACATTAAAATTACCAGTAGATGTACTAATTGTATCAGTGGCATGATTAAAATTTATTGCCATTTGTTAAACTCCAGTAGAGCCTGCCATATCATCTTGCAATGCTACCCAGTTATACACTTTTTCTAAAAATGCAGTACCGTCTTGTTCTTCAATTTGATCTAAAGGTGCATGATATCTACGAAAATCAATGTCTTTTGTATCGTCATTTGTTGGTTTAGTAGCATATCCAACTACGTCAATCATTACTGAAAATGTTGCACTACGTTGTCTTGTTACTGACGCGGTTACTACTCTAAAATATGCACCTTCAAATGGTACACCGTAGTTTGATGTTGCTAAATCTAATTGTATTGCCATAATAATTCCTTGTAATGTTTATATTTATGCGTATGTTACTTCAACAGAATCTATATTACAGACCCATCTTATATTTGTTGCTGCTTTTGCACCACTTGTTACAGCTAACGCTTTATTAGTAGTATCTGCAGTAAATGTTGGTCCTGATGCTAATCCAATATTATCAATCATTGTGTCAACAGATATAGTCGATAATGTTATTGTACCTGCATGATTAACTATTGCACCTTTGAATATATAACTTGCAATTGTTCCAGATCCAGGTTGTTTTCCTATTAGCATTCCTTGGAATGTCATTGCTTGTCCTGTTGCTACAATAAGTTGGTTGTTTGTGCTTGCAGCTGCGCCATCTGAAGTTAATACTACGGCTGTTGTGGTTGATGTAGCTGCACGAAGAACAATTTTACCGTATTGGGCATCCCCGTTGGATAAAAACATTCCCGACGCAAATGCAAATTTACCAATTTGACTACTGGTTGACCATCCACCGAGAGCTACTGAATAATTACCAACAGAAGATGTCGAATATCCGCAGGCAACACTTCTTGCACCGCTAGCGGTTCCTCCTATGATTGCCAATGCTTCTTGCCCAGAACTATTAGCATAAGACCCTATCGCTACTGAAGATAATCCATTACTTATGCCTAAGTAACCTATAGCAATACTATGCGTGCTAGTCGCCCCATAACTACTCGTATTGTTAGCAATAGCCGCTGCAAAACTGTCTGTGCCAGAAGCATAAGAACCGCCTAGTGCCATTGCTCCTGAGCCAGTTGCAGTAACTGAACCTGTTGCCCCTGAATTACTTCCTATAGCAGTTGTTTGAGCACCAGACGCGCTGGCATTAGACCCTATAGCAGTTGTGTAAGAACCAGTTGCAGAGCAACTATTTCCTATGGCAGCTGTGTAAGTACCTGATGATGACATAGATCTGCCAATAGCTATCCCTCCATATGCTGAAGTAGTACATGAAGTACCTATTGCTATTGAAAATAACCCTGAGGATGTAGCTCCTTGTAATGCTATGCTGTCGCTGCCTGACGCAATTGATCTTGTACTTGATGAAGCTATATTCTCAGCATATCCACGCATTGTCTTTTTACTACCAGTTTGCCAATTTGTGTTATCGCACACAATGTCTAAACCTTCTCCTTGTCTTAGGGTAAGTGTAGCAACGCCATCAATCGTTTCAGTTAAGTTAGGGTCAATGGTAATTATTCCAGTACCGGTGTTCCAAATCGTACAAGTAAATCCACTGCCTAATGTTGCTGCTGCTGTTAAACTAACAGTAAACGTATTAGCGGTACAGTTAATAATCTTACCTAAGTCACCTGCTACAACTGTATATGCACCTGTTATATTTGAAATTGTTTTAGTTGCACTAGCAGATGCACTAATTACACCACTACCGTTAACGGTAATAGTAGTACCATCAACTTTTACTAAACCTAATACAGATGTACTTGCAATTGTATTATATGGACTTGATGGATTTGGTGTACTTTCTATTTTCCAGTTATTAGTTGCTGAAATGTATATAAGAGATACAAATGTACCACTAACATCTAATATTAATGATGTACTATCACTTTCAATAGTTTTACCATTTGGTAACACTGTTAAGTTATAAGTTGTAAATGTATTATACGCATCGATAATTCCGACTAAATCACCATCAGTCGGTGATGCAGGCAGTGTTACACTAAATGCACCTGCTGTTGTATTACACCTAACTAATTCATTAGCTGCAGCCGTATATGCTGATGTTTTAATAGCAGTTGCAGTTAATCCACTACCGCCACCGCCTGCAATGGCACCCCATAGAGTACCATTATAACCTTCAAATTTTAAAGTCGTAGTATTAAACCGTAAATTACCTTGTGCAGGAGTTACAGGCAATGTTGACGTAGTCGGAACAACAAGTGAACTACTTATAGATAATGAAGCAGTAGTAGGTGGCAATGTATTTAAAAATGCTAATCTACCTAAATCAGCGTTTGTAGGGATTTGATTAGGTCTATTACCTATTAAGCTACTCATTAATATTCTCCTTTGTTAATTTTCATATTATTAACCTGTTGTAATTGATTGTAATTCTGCATTTGATAACCGTTTTGGGTAATAGGCTAATTTAGAGATGTGACCGTTTTGTTCTGAATTAGTAAACCCGCCAATGTACAGTTTTACCACATCGGTGGGTATTACTGCCGTAGTGTTAGTTGCTACAGTAGCACCATTAGTTGACATTGCGCAATCATTAGTTTTATATGATGCTGCAATCAAATGCATAGTATTAGCTGCAACTGTAGTTGCACTGCTAAGTTCGGATTGAACTACGTCGCTATTATTCCATATTGTATATCCAGTAAGACTTGACGGGCGGCAATTTTTTATAACAATTTTACTATAATCTATAGAATTAGCAAACATAACTGTATGTTTTGGGCTAGTTGGAGTTGCGTACACTGTATCAGATTTGACAAAAATCGATCCTTCATCCTGTCTATACCATGAACTAAAGTTAGTTCCAGTCATTACCGCAATGTCTACTGTGCGGGTTGCTTGAGCTGAACTAGATACATCCGCTGATCTGGTTGCTGTTGTCGAAGTTGTTGAGATATAACTAGTTGCCGATGTGCTGGTTTCTAATTGTGCGCCCCATACATAAATACCTGATGTGCCGTTGCCGGTATATGACTCAACACCTGAATCATTTATTATTCCTATATACAGTGTTCCTGCAGCAGTTGCACTTGCAGTTTGAGTTATCGAACATCTATACCAACCGCTACTATGAGGTATAACTGAATATGCAATTTGGTTTCCGCTAACACTAAATGCTCCTGAGATAAGATCAATTGTAAGTCCAGTTAGCGGAAACGCGCTATTATTGGTCCAAAATACAAGATTTGCTTTAAATCTTTCTGCAGCTTTAATATAGCACGACACTGTATAAGTTGTTCCGGATGTTACGTTAACTGACTGTGCTATATTATGAGAGTTAGTTGTTGAGTTTTCAATTATTTTATCAGCAGTTGCATTTCCATCTGGAGCAGTTGTTGCGTTCGCAGTTGTAGTATTCAACTGCCATCCGCTCCACATATTAAATTGCTCACTATAAGTCAGCAAATTTGTTGAAGCAGGTTCAAGGAGCAACTTAGGTGATAACGCTAAATTCAATGGGTTGTAGTTATATCTAGCTACATTAGTCGCAGCAGATTGAATTAAACCGTTTGAACCAATGAACGTACCAGTTGATGCCCGTGAGGTAAAGCTATCGGCAGAGGGAATATAGCTTGTAGGGAATGCACCTACTTCTAATTGAGCACCCCAGATGTATAAGCCAGATGTGCCGTTGCCGGTATAGTTATTCGCGCCAGCGCCAGATGTTGCTGAATCTAAATATGGGAATATTTGTAATATCGTAGATGCTATAGCTCTAGCGGCAGAACATCTATACCAACCATTGCCTACATTTGTAATGGATGCAGTGCCAACCGCGCCTGCTACATCAACAACGCCAGTTAACAAATTAAATACCCAGTCTGTACCTAATGTACCATCCCATGAACCTAAAGTAAGTCGCGTTCTTTCGCCTGCTTTAGCATAAAATGAATAGGTATAATAACTAGTTGCTGTTAGTCCCGATAAGTTTATACCTAAATAATGAGTGCTAGATGTTGTATTCTCTACAAATTTATCAGCAGTGAAAGTCCCGTCTGGTGCGGTAGTGGCATTAGCAGTTATTGTAGAATTACCTTTAGTCCAAGCCGCATTGTCAAAATTCTCACTATACGTCAGCAAATTAGTACGTTGTTCTTCAATTAATAATCCTAAACTTTCTTTAGTTACTGGATCATGATCAAAACGCGGTTCACCACTTGCTGCAATTTTTAATAATCCATCGTAACCTATATAAGTTGCTGCAGATGATCTAGTAAATGTAATACCTTGATCCAAAAACTTACTATTAGCAAAGTCTAATAACAACGATGGTCTAATAGTTGCGCCGGTATAAGTAAGTCCGGTTGCATCACCTATAAACGCAGTTGCTTTTACTGTCCCAGTTACTTGTAATTTGCTAGTAGTATCATCTGTAGTTGTACCAATTAACACATTTCCACTAGAATTAATTCGCATACGTTCTGTTATAGTAGCCGAGCCATCGGGCGTAGTGCTGAACACCAATCTACTAGGCATATCATTAGTACCAGGTACACCGTCCACTACTGCTTCGATACGTGCTGTGATAATAGTTGCGGTAGGTAAGGTAGACGAGCCATCATGGCCGGAAAATCCAATGTAACCTAAAGAATCTCCATTTTGTACAATCGCAGATGTTGTTGCATCACCCCGACCTTTAAAGAGATTAATTGATGCTCCGGCAGCGTCATTTGAGTAGCGTCGAATATGTTGTTGTGCCGCTGCATCAATACCCCATAATTGTAATCCTGCAACGCCGGCGGCAGTGGAATTGCCAATTAATACGCGACCACTAGAATCGATACGCATACTTTCAGTAGCACCGGCAGATGAACCAAATGCCAGATAATCTGTGCCATATACCCCAGCTTCAATCCATGCTTTTGGAGTAGCAGGATCAAAACTAAACTGAATACGAGCATTACCATTTCCAGTAGTAACATTATTATTTTGGATGTGTAATGCAGTACGAGAATTTATAGTTCCGTTTGATGCCCCAGTAGCAAGAACATGTAGTTTAGATACTGGAGTAGTTGTTCCAATCCCTAAATTGCCAGCTAGATAGTTATCAGCAGTACCACCCATATATAAGTTAAAACAGGTCTTACCAGAAGTTACCGGAATGCCGCCGTAAAAACCATAGTTAGATGTTGCACCTATTAAGCTAGATTCTGCTGCAAACCCTATTTGAGACGTTACTACTGAGCCAGCACCAAATGTGTCTTGATTTGCATAAAAATGTCTAATACTGCCAAGTGTAAATATAGCAGCTTGAGTTGATGGCTGTGACTGGAATATATTTGCATTCGTAGTAACATCAGATTGTATTTGAGCATAATTTAATATCCCATAACTGTTTACTGCACCGGTTATGTTTTTTCTAACACTTACAGTTGCACCTGCTACTGGAGTATTTCCAATACCAACATTACCAACAGAATCAATACGCATTCTTTCAATAGCACCACCGGTTCTGAATATTAACGTTTGATTTGCAATATCGCCAGCAATACCTGCAAGAGTAGTACCTACTGTAGATGAAAAATTAAGTGCAGATATACCAGTTGAACTACTGCATAGCTCGACTACTGCATTCCTGTTAACACTTTGTACATTAATATAAGAGTTTGATGCTACTGTACCTGTATTTTGATTATTATATAACTGAAGACTTAACCCAAACCCGGTATTTGGAGTAGTTGTACCAATGCCAACATTACCAACAGAATCAATACGCATACGTTCTGTATTAGATGTATCAAATTCTATAACGCCCGCTTCAACTGCACCAATAATAAGATTACCGGTCCCTCGATGTGATAATATCGTGTTACTGTTTGCACCTGCATTACGTAAAAATCTAGCACTATAGTCTGCATACGTAGTATCTGATGTTAAATCAATATAAGAAATACCGCTACCTGTTCTGCCGCCACCGACTTCGATGCCAGCTGTTGCAGTTGATAATGCCGTTGCGCCGCCTACGTATAACACGTTATTATTAATAAATGCGTTTCCGCTATTCGATGCACCTAAATTAAGTGTAGTTGCATAACTACCAACTGACACGGTAGTTTGAGTTGAATCATTAAGCACTGCAGATGACGTTAGTACATTAACATTATTAATTTTATAAGTTTTACCTGTAGCAATGTTCCAATTTTCACTAGATGTCCAGTTAGTATTAGTAGAATCCCATGTAATAGTTTTATCAGTTGCTCCTCGCAATGTAATACCGCCGCCATCTGCAGTTGTATTTGTTGGAGTAGCAACTGATCCTAATTCAATGTTTTTGTCGTCAACTGTTACTGTGGTTGAATTTACAGTAGTAGTTGTTCCGTTAACGGTTAAATTTCCGGTTACGGTTAAGTCAGAACCGATCGTAGCTGTGCTAGTAGTAGTTAATGTAGTAAACGCACCTGTGTTAGCTGTAGTGTTACCAATAGCTGGAGGACTTGAAAGATATGTACTAAAACCAGTACCGCTTACTGTACTTGATGCAGATAAAGTGGTAAATTTACCAATTGCAGCAGTAGTATTACCGATATTCATATTATCAATATTACCAGTAGCACCTGAACTAATTGTAATTGTACCAGTGCTAGTAGTAGTGTATGTTTGATTATTAGTAGTAGTATTAGCAGTAATTACACCGGTTGCAGTTAACGATGGTACAGAGACAGTATATGCACCACTAAAAGATAAATTACCTCCTAATGTCCATGTTTGTGCAGCTACGTTAGTAATATTACCAGAATTCATATACAATGCGTAGTTATTAATAGAACTGTTTGATGCATCTGCATATAAACCAATATTCATACCGCCGGCGTGTGTATCGTTAGCATAACCGCGGACACCGATTGCACTTCCGGTATCACCTGTAGCAGATACATGACCTTCACCTACTACACCGCCTGATCTTGTAGCAGCATTAGTATAGCCAACACCGTATACACCGATACCGTAAATACCGGTATTAGTTGGGTGTGCAGTTCCTTCTGCAATTAAACCGATATTATGCGTTTCACTTTGTTGAAGTCCTGCAGCAGTATCCGAAATAGCAACTTTTGCATTTGGGAATCTAGCTGAAGTAGCTGCACTTCCAATTAATGCAGATGTACCTATTAGTTTACCAATTTGTAAAGAATCGTATGTTGCATTTGAAAAATCAACGGTTGTATCTGGTTCTGGAATAATATTGCTATAAAATTTCCAAACACCGTCAGTTGCATCTCTTACTAAACCTGTATGTAAATGTGTACCAGCTGGGTTGTATGCTCCAACCCAACCTATATCTAATATGTCTGCGGCGTTGTTTACTGCTAAGTAGATCAACGAATCGTTAACACTTAAATTTGTGGCACTAAGTTGGTTAGCAGTACCATTAAAATAAATGTCGCCGTCTACTTGCAAATCATGTTGCATATGAATAGTACTAGTATTAGAACCCATTGTAATTGTAGTAGCTGCTCTACCAAAGTTAATAGTAGTTGCAGTTGTATCAAGTAAATCAAAACTAGTACTTGTAGTAGTAATTGCGGTGGTAAGTGACGGACTAGATGATAATACAACATTACCTGTACCAGTTTTAGTTGTAACACCTGTTCCGCCCGAAGTAACAGGTAATGGATTTGATAATGTTAATGATGTAGCAGATGCTGCTCCTAAAACTGGAGCTATAAATGTTGGTGCATTGTTAAAAACAAGTAACCCAGTACCGGTTTCGTCTGACATAATTGCAGCTAGTGCTGACGATAGTGTTGACGACGCAGTAAATTGGCTTAAGCCTGCAGCTGCATAAACAACTGTACCGCCTGTTCCAAAAGAAACAGATGATGCATCAGTACCTGTAAATGATAAAGTATTGTTAACAGTTAATGTTTTACCGTCAATAAGAGTTAATGTTGCGCTATTAGCAGGAGCAGTAATTGTAACTTTATTAATAGTAGTAGCAGTAGCATTACCTAATGTAGGAGTTACTAATGTTGGATTGTTTGATAAAACAACATTACCGGTTCCGGTTGAAGTTGTAACACCTGTTCCTCCTGAAGTAACAGGTAACGCATTAGTTAATGCAAGTGTTGGAATTGTGATGCTATATGCACCGTTAAATGTTAAGTTACCGTTTAGATACCAAGTTTTAGCACCTGCAGAATAGATATCCCCACTGTTTAAGTATAAGGAATAATTTGCATTACCGTTGGTTGCGTCGCCGTATAACCCAACGTTTATCCCGCCAGCATGTGTATCATTAGCGTAACCACGAACACCGACTGCAGGAGCAGTATCTCCAGTAGCAGATACATGTGATTCACCTACTACGCCTTGTCCAGTAAATGAACCTGCAGTATAACCTACACCATATACGCCTGCATTTCTTGTAGCCCCTGCACCGACAGCTTCAGCAACAATACCAATATTACCATTTTCGTTTTGTTGAATACCTGCAGCAGTTTCTGAAATAGCAACTTTTGCATTTGGGAATCTAGTTGTAGTAGCAGAACTTCCAATTAATACTTTATTATTACTGACTAAATTTGAAGAAAGAATAATGTTATTAGACACTGCTGAGATTGTTAAATCTCCAATACTAGTAAGTGTATTGTTCGTAACGTTAAGATTTCCAATATCAACATTAGTACTTTTAAAGTTTGTTGTTCGAGTAGTTCCACTAACGTCAAGCAAATATGCCGGTGAATCAGTATTAATACCAATTTTATAGTTAGTAGGGTTTGCATCTGATACACTAAAATACAACAAGTTTGTTTCGAATGAAAGATCTACATTATTACGTATTAAATTCGAAGACAACATGTGTCCGGATATTTTACCAAGTGCCATTTATATTCCTTTATCTAAATTTTATTTTATTTGTCAAACCCATGAAGCACAGTTACCATTTTTCCAAATGGTACAGGCGAACCAAATTTTAAATAGTATCCAGTCGGTGCTTGTGTTCCCGTAATAGTAAGTTGAGTGTTTACTGCAATAGTACTTGTAATAGTTGGTTTACTAATTACTACACTGATCAATGCATCAGTGTCTGGGTCAGATATTGCTGATACAACGGTTGTACTACTTTGAATATTAGCATGGCCGTTAATGGTTGCACCGGTAATATCAACTGATGTATAAATTGCATTAGCACTTTTAATTTGGCCAGCAACTGTCATTGTACCGGTACCTGCACCGGTAAAACTAACTGAACTATTAGTCGATGCAGTAACAGTAAACGTACCGTTATACCCTGTTGGTATAAATCCAGATACAACAATCGATGATCCAACAGCAAATGGTGTTTGCGTTAATGTAGTAAATGTTAATGTTACAGTACCTGCAGATGCGCTTGCGCCTGTACCTAAAACGTGACTATTAAAGTATAAAGTAGTTGCTCCGGTAGTTGCAGCATAACTTAATTTTGGTGTATATGCTGCATTCGTAATTGCAGTATCTTGAACAATTGTATAGTTAGTTATTGCTAGTTGAAGAACGTTCTCGACTATAACTAAAATATTTTTAGCTTTCTGTGTTAAATCCCAAGTAACACCACTTTGGGCAAGTGTTACGGGTACCGGAAATAACGGACCAAAATACAAATTATTACCGTCGCCGGCTCCTAAACTTTGTTGTGTAATAAGTCCAGGTTCTTTAAATCTTAAACTACGCCAGTTGTTAGATTGATAAACTTCAATTTCGTCAAGTGTTGTGTTGTAACGAATCATACCGTTAACTGAAATTGCAGATACTGGACGTTGTGCTGTAGTACCCGACGGAAGTGTTAAGTTATTTGGTGTATTCATAACTACAGCATTATTAATGTCAACTGAAAGTCTTTGATCGTATGGTGCTCTGCGATTTAAAACTTGTTTACGTAAATATCTCATGTTATACCGCCAATGTGCTTACAGTTACTACTAAATTAGCTGGACTATCGCTTTTTGCAAATAATTTATCACCATTTGCTAATACCATTTTTTCTTGATCAAAACTTACTGTTTCGCCAGCTGGAATAGGTAAACCATTTACAATTGTATGTTTAGATGCAGTCGTTGTGCCTGATACATCAGCCGACGGAACTGCGTATAAATACAAGTTTGTTTGTCCTGTTAGCGGATTATTTGAATCAAACGTTGCAGTATTACACACAATAATTGTAGTAATGGCATTGTTACCAGAACTAGAATAAATTGCTGTATTTGTTGATCCAATTGCTATGTTTGAAATTGCCATATGTTATCCTTAAAAAAGCATACTAAAAAGTAATGCCCTGTTTGTTGCTACTAGCTCGTCAGATGTTGTGTTATTTCTAAAAAATAGTCCACTTTTTCCTGGTCCTGCTGTCGCAATTGAATATATTTTTGTTTTCCCTGAAGATATTGCAGGAGTAGAACTTTGATCGTCTAATGCTAAGACTGAATTTATTTCTACTAAACTAATATCTGATTGTAAAATTAATGGATTTGAACCTGTATTTTTAAGAGTAGTACCAAATAAGTTAAGTGTATCAACACTTAAACCAGTAGCAGTTATAACTGCACGTTGTGAATCATTAATTGTAAATTGTAACTGTGATGTGCTTGTTGCTAAAATTTCTGATTTCATTATGTTATTAACAAAATCTTTATAATAAATTTTATCAACATCTGCCATACCAGCGGTTAATTTACCAGATACTACATACGTATTCACATATTTTTTAGTAGTAAGACTGTTGTTAGTTGCATGATTAGCATCAGAGTTTCCAGCTATTAATCGATCTTCGTAAGTAGTACTGCCGTATGTTGAGTTTACTAGTGACAAATATGTGTCAGTGTTATGTAAATTAAATTGTATACTATCAGAGCCGTTACTTGATACAGATTTAACTTCAACACCGTATAATTTCATACTTGCAACTGATACAATTGAATCACTTTTTGTACTTAGTACAAACGTACCGCTATCATATGTTGTAGTTGCTGTATTATAATGCAGTGCCTCTTCGTCGAATAATAATGAAGCAGACGATACTAGTGAATTAATCTGTCCCCTATCAATTAATATTCCAGAAGTACGTGAAGCAACTCCATTTTCAGTACGTGAAGAAATCCCGCTTAATCCCGGTTCGCCACTATTTAATACAATTACATTATCTTTAACAGTAGCATTTACTGATTCAATAGTAGTAGTTTGTCCTTGTATGTCAAGGTTTCCGTTAATGTATACAGTGCCAGAGAGACCGGTATCTAATGTAATATTATTACCAGATTCAACTATAATTCTATAATTACCTTCATTAACTCTTAATACTTTTGACATTTATATTCCTTTAAAGGAGGGCCTTGCGGCCCTCAACTGTTGCATAATTACGCGTTTTCAATTTGTACAGTAGTACTTGTTGCAGCACTAAGTGTCCATGGTACTTGTTGAGCTTCGCCGTTAATTAAAGGAAAAAGATGTCCGGTATCAGAAAGATCTGGAACAATTACAGCTTTGTGTGCTGTTAATTTTTTAACAAAATATTTTTTAGCTGCACTATCAAATGCTGTAATTGTCATTTCACCAACTGCGGCTGCAGTTACTGTTGTTAATGCAGCAACGATAGGTGTACCAGAGGTATCAGATGTATTAATTCTGTAACGATTTTTTGAAACTTGTTTAACAATATCAGCTTGTTTAACACTAGAACCAGTAAATGCTTTAGCAATAATACCTGCATCTGGATTAGATGCTGTACCAGTTGCTGAAGTATTTCCAACTGGGCTTGTCATAACAACAGTACCTAAAGTTACAGATTGTGTTGCAGCAGCAGTTGGTACAGTTGTTGAGTAACCTGAACCAGCATCAGTGATTAAAACTTCTTTAGCATTATATGTTAATGTAACAGTTGCTCCGGTAGCTAACGGGTTAGCTGAATTAATAATAGTAGTTGCACGAGCACCGGTAACTAATGCACCGTCTGCATATGGGAATGAACCACGTTCAGTAGTAGTAATTGTTTGAATTACACCAGAACCGTTAACTGTACCAACTGTAAATACAGTGCCGTTACCGATAGTAAATGTATCACCTGTAGTATAGTTAGTACCGCCTACAAATGAACTAATTATATTAACTTGTGATGTAATTGTTGCAGTAGCAGCTACTCCGCTTAACAAGTTAGGTGCACCTGTTAATGTAACAACAGGGCGAACGGTATACGAACCAGCCGATGTTACAGGAATACTAGCCACACCTTTACCGCCGATGCCGTCATCTGCAGTAGTAGTTGTTGAACCGGTGTTACGGTTACCAAAATATTTTTTATTTAATGGACGTCCCATTTGATTTCTCCTTTGACGTTTTATGTCATACGCAGTGGGTACTGCATAAGTTTGCAAGTGCAACACTTATTTGACAAAGTATTTATCCGTAGGTGATGCCTATACCGATTTGATTTATAATAACTAGATCACGATGAGGATATACTTGATTACTTCTAAAACTAATTGCAATTCCGAATGAATTAGACGAAACATCTGCACTAGTTAATGCAGTTCCCCACATTTCTGCAGGTCCTCCGTATACATTTACATCTCCGATAATAGGAAGTAATGGACTATTTTCACCTGTATACATATTGCTTTGAACAGGGTTAATTGGACTAGCCATGTCAACACCGATATAATTGTTATTATGTATAAGTTGAATACGTAAATCTTCTATTCTTGAAAATCGATGCATATCTAAATAAAATTCTATACCAGTTATTGATTGTTCTTCATCTGGTATATTAAGATTAGTACACCGTAATTCAGCAGTGTTGCTAAGAAATTTTTCCATCCACAAACCGCTAATAGTATACAAAGGTTGTTTACTAGTAACGCAGTTAGTTGGTGTTATTAATCCGTTAATATCCCATCTAATTATAGGTTGTATTAAATCTGTTTGTTCGATATATTCAACGATTGATGTAGGATTATAAAATTGTGTGTTCATAATGTATTTATCATAAAAAAAGGCGCAATTGCGCCTTAAATTTTAAAAACATAATTGCCACAATCCCATAGTCGTCGGTATTTGTTTGCAAACATGTTTTCAGTTTGAGATAACATATTATTATAATTAGGTAACCATTTTTTTAAATTCTGTTTTTGACATTTATATCTAGATATAATAGTATTTCCGTCAGTCCAGCAAAAACCAGGTCCGGTAGTTCTTTCTAAATAGAACCCAATTGAAGTATACCCAGTACCATTTGATTTATTCCTATCACAATACGAAACAATAGTTGCATTATTAATTTGACGTTTTGCGTACGAAATTAATTTACTTGCGCCACCAACTACAGTTACATTAAGTATAGTAGCCATTCTTATTAATTCGTATGATTCTGATATTTTTGAAAATCGATCTCTTCCAATTGAAATTGCCATTTGAAGTTGGTTATTATACAATAATCCATAATAATATTTTGCAGGAGCAAATCCGTGTAAATGGTTAGTATTAAAAAAATCTTTAGCTTGAATAGTATCTAACTCAATAATTTTGCATTTTCTAGCATAAAGTTTAGTAGTTAACTGTAGCTTTGATCTTAATATTGATTTAATAATAGATTGTTTATTATTCCATTCCCAATCACTAATATGAATTAAATTAATTCCTTTTGAATTTGCAAGATTAGTTTTGTCCATATGGCGATTTTTATATTCAATTTGGGTAGACATTGGATTAAACGAATGCCAATATAATCCGTTAATCTCTATTCCTAAATTATGTGATGGAATTAAAATATCAATCTCTTTACCATCTAAAATAGTTCTATCATGCGGAATAGATTTAACATGTAATGTGTTAATATAAGATTCAATTTGTTTTTCAATAAGAGAATAGTTACTGTTTGACCGTATAGTAAAATTATGTTTTTTACAATATTCAATTACTGTTGAATAATATACATCTAACTCATCTGCAATATCAACTGCGCTGCGTTTATTAATGTTATATTCATTATCTAACCAATTATAATCTGTTAAACAAGCATGTGAATATTCTGAAATTTTAGGTTTAGACAACATAGGTTTTACATCATTACGTTGAGAATTAAATTCAACTCCGTATTTGTTAATCATTGTGTTAGATCGTTTTTTGTTTATCTCAGATTGTAATGTAGTAGAAACTTGTTCTTTTGTTTTTTTTACGCTACTACAAATGTTTTCACGGGTACAAGTACACGATGATGCTGGACCGCATCCGTAAAATCCTCTATTAAATCGTTTGAACTTTTGATTATTACCGTATTTACAGACACCATTTTGTTGATATATTGCACTATATGCATGTTCGCTTAATGAGTTTGAAGTTACAAGTGAATTTTTATAGATCCAATTTAACATTTCTAAATTTTTTTTAAAAATAGAAGGATATGATGTTGGGTTTTCTAAAATTATTTGAAGTATTTGTGTTTTCATATTAACAGTATAGCATGTATTTTGTTGTAAGTCAATAAAAAAGGGCTCCTAAGAGCCCTTTAGTATAAAATAAAGTTAAGAAAATCTTAGCTAAATTTAACGTTTGCGTATGTGATACCAACACGACCTAAGTAGTCAGCTGCATTACCTAAAGATGATGCAGTATTTGATAATTCAACATAACCATAACGTGTCATAAACGATACAACTGGTTCAAATGTAGATGGATCAAGTACAACACCTGACGACATCAACGGAATGTATGGGCAGTAAAACGCAGGAGCGTCTGATTCTGAACCACCTTTGTAACCAATTAAGATTGAAGTGTTGTCAGTAGCATAGCTATTAACATAAACTTTCAATGAATTGTTTAATGTACCAACAAATTTTGTGTTAGTAGGAGCTTCGAAAGTACCTTCAGTTGTACGAGCAAATGCTGAAGTTGTAGCTGATTGCAAAATTGTTAATGCAAATGGAGATACAACAGCATAGTTACCAGCACCACGACGTGTACGTTGTGCAATCAAGTTGCTTACACGGTTGATTTGAACAGCTAAAGCAGCGTGTTCGTCACCTACGAAAGTAGCTGTACCTGATACTGCAGCTTGGTTGTATGTTTCAACATCTGAACCAGCTAATGTTAACAATGAAGCGATAATTTCTTGATCGATCTCAGCAGTGATTTCTTGAGCTAAAGCAGCCATAATTTCTGCTTCAACGTCAATACCTTGTTGTGCTTGAGCGTCTTGAGCAGATTCAAATGTCCAGCGAGCTGACAACTTACGTGTTTTAGCTTCAACTGTTTGTTTCAAGATTTGAATGCTCATTTTTTTGCCTGCTTGTCCTTCTAAAGTTGCAGTTGAAGCAGCTTTAGCAGCTCCTGTTAAAGCTACGTCATTACCTGAATAGCTTTCTGCAATTTTGAATGGACTTAATGCTTCTTCACCAGCTACTGTGCTGTTTGAACTATCAGCATAACGAACACGCAATGTATGAATTTGTCCAACTGGACCAGTCATTGGTTGTACACCAACTAATTCGTTAGCAATAACGGTTGGCATAACACGACGGATTACTGGTAAAATCACGCGGTTTAAAGTTGCAACGTTGCCAGCAGATGTAGCACCAGCAGTAGGAGATTCCATCAAATACTTACGTGTATTTTCAAGTGTTACGCCCATTACTGATTTTTTTGTACCTGTCAAGCCTTCTAAAAGTGCTTGTTTTGTTTCTGCCCAACGGCCATTAAGTAGTTCTGACATTTAAATTCTCCTAAATTTTTATAGTCCAGCGAGGCGGCGGATATCGATGATATTCGATTCATCTTCGCTGCTACGGGTGGTGTTGGAAATTTGTTTATTTCCGGTTATTTCTTTAGCTTCTACAAGAGCTTGTCTTTTTTGTGGTGCTGCTTTACCAGACATTACTGCTGGTAAATATCTTTCAAAACTTTCGTTAAGTTTTGAAGTTTTTACACTCGTCATCAATTCACCCATGATAGAACGTTGTTCTGCACTTAGCGGAGCTAACAATTCGCTCATGATTGCTTTTCTTTCTTGCGACTCTTTCAGCGCACGAATCTCTGCTTGTTTACTTTCTAATATTTTTTCAGCTTTGATAACTGCATGTGCAGCTTCATTGATGGCTAAATCTTTCATGTCTATGACTTTGAGTAATTTTGCAGTTTCGGATTTCTCATTCAAGTAACTTGATTGGTATTCAGCAGCAAACGCTTCGAATAGCTTACGACCAAAGTCTGTACGACGAGCTGACTCAATGTCTTCTTTTAATGAAGTAATTTCAGCGTTTAAGGTTTGACCTACAACACTTTCAACCATTGTAGCTGCGCGTTTTACAAATTCTTGTTTTACTCGTTTGATTTCTTGACGACCTTCACGAATTAGACGAACTTTTGATTCGGCTAAATCCTGTTTGTCTTTATAAAATTCTGTAATCTCTTGAGCTAAAGCTTCAACAACAAAATGTTCTAATGTGCTAAATTTATTAGCCATTGACATTTGATCTTCGTGGAGTTCTTTAACTTCAGAAGCCAATTGGCGTGTTACGAATTTATTCATAACTGTTGCACTTTCGGTCATTTTTCTAGCAAATTTAACTTTCATTTCTGCTAGCTGTTTGCGATCAGAAACAAACTCGTTAAGTTCACTTGATAGTTGTTCAGAGATCATACGATCAACTGCTTCAACCATTGTGTTCTTATCATGTTCATATTTCTGTGCAAACTCTTCGCGGAGTTGTTGAGCTACTACCTCACGGTTTTCAACGATACGTTGTTCCCATGCTTGCTCAATAGACTCTTTGATTTCTGCCGAAACCACATTGTTTTCAAATAACGTTTTTAATGCATCCAACATATGTGATTCTCCTTTCTATTGGAGTCCGTTTATTATATTTAATAAACTTTCTTTGAGGTATTTTTGCGCCTTTGCATCACCCCGTACCTCTTCCGCTAAACGGATTGAACTAAGACCACCTTTTGAATTCATAAGGTGTTCATAGATTGGTGTAGGATATGCTCCCGGTGCGCTTGGTTGAGCTACCATGTCTACTGTGATAATCTCAAAATCTGACACTTCACCGGATCCGCTATCGCTAACGTTACCAGATCCGCGTGAACTTACGCCTAGTTTCACTCCGCTCTCTAACATAGTGCGTATAAGTTGTCCCATTGGAGTAGGTAAAATTTTAAGTTTACCATACCCGTTTGGTCCTTCCATCCACATGTTAGTTATCATATGTGATACTCGGTCTAAATTTATTTTTAGATCATCTGGATGATCTACTTCTCCAAGCACAGAATAACCATTTTGAATCTGATCGTTAAGGGTTTTAACAGCCTTGCTAATCTCACTTACAGGATAGACACGTTGGTTAGCATTACGAATGCCACCTTGTATACAGATACCACTCATATACAAACTTTTACCGTCCCGCTCGTCAGATTCAACGATCATTTGTGCTTCGTTGAAGCTAAGGTTTTCTCGGAGATGTAACATAAATTACTTTCTGCCTGGGATTAAACTTCTTTTGTTAATACCATTGTCACCTGAAGATTTTTTCTCTGCGCCGTGACCTTTTGGAACTGGTTTCAACTTAGGTGCTTTTGTATTTCCAGGAACGTTTTGGTTTCCGCCATCCATTTTAGATGTAGATGGGTTTAACAATCCGCCTTTTGTACCTTCGCCTGATGCAGTTTTACCAAATTTAGGAGCTACACCACCCATGTCATTGTATTTAGGTTTGTTAAAAATACTTTTGTTATTAACACCGTTGTCACCGTGTTTAGGTAATGCAACTTTGTTTACGTATTCAAACATACTTTGGAATTCGTTTTCTTCTTCGCCTTCTTCGTCGTCAAATCCGCCTAGGTCGCCGCCTAATTCGTCATCACCGAACATGTCTTTGTGTTCTGGTTCGTTTTCTTCACCAGCTAAAAGTTGTTCAAATTCTGATTTTAATTCGTCTAATGCATCTTCTAAATCAAGAACGCGGTCTTCTAGTTCGCTGTCGCTTTCTTCGTCGCCAAACTCGTCTCCGCCAAATTCGTCATCGCCACCGATGTCGTCATCGCTTTCTTCGTCGTCTGCACCAAATTCGTCATCGCCTTCTTCGTCATCGCTGCCAAATTCGTCATCGCTTTCTTCGTCGTCTGCACCAAAGTTATCGGCTTCTTCATCATCGTCGCTTTCTTCATCATCGTCGCCGAACGCTTCTTCAAATTCTTCTTCGGCTTCTTCAGATAATAAATTTTCATAAATTTCGCGAGATTTTGCTACTACAATATTGTGAAATATGTCTTTTGCTGCTTCATGATCTTCATTGATCAATGCCTCAAGCATGGCTTCAAATTTTTTACGGTCAGTCATGTTTATCTCCTGAATAGTTTCGTTTTCTACAAGGCTGTCTTATATTTACACTACTTATTAAAAATAGTGTAAAAACAGGGTCAAACCGGTGTTTTTTTTAATATTTTAAAATTTATTTATGCAGCAGGTGCTGGTGTTGAATACATTGTGTTAATAAATTGTAATTCAACTTCTTGTTCTAAAATATGAGCTTCACTGCTCTTACGTAATTCGTTAATTTGCCTAAGTGACAGTCTAGTTTTACGAGTATCTGAACGATGTAAACTTCCATTATCGTTATCAGCATCATATCGTAACTCACTTGCAACATGCCGAGTGTTAGGATCAATATAAAAAAGTTCTCTTAATATCATATATCTATTTATCACATTGGGGCTGCAGCACCGCCCATTGGTGCTGCTGGCGGCATACCTGAACCCATACCGCCCATACTTGCATCTAAATCCATCCCCATATCGGCAGGTGCAGAAAGATTTCCTGCCATTCCTAAATCGCCTTCCATCCCTGCGGCAGATAAACCTGCGCTACGAAGTTCTCCAGCAGCATCTGTATGTGTAGGTTGTCCTTTACCTTGCTCTTCGCCCCATAATCTTTCGTTTTCGGCTATTTCGTCTTCGTTTAAACCTAAGAATCGTTTAAGGGCAAAGCGTTTACTCATATACGGAACTGTTTGAATAGTGTTAAATGTATTAATTCTTTCCGAATCTAATCCTGCTTGGCGTGCGCTTGCAAAATTTAAAGGAGGATTAAATGATAATTCAAATAAATTAGAGTCAATATTTGTTCCTCTTGAGTACATATACATTTTAAATTCGTCTGTAAACACTTCTGTAATTAAACTTTGTAATCGTTCGCAGTATTTGTTAAAGCGTAACTCTTGAATATATGCTGTACCAACACGTCCATCATTAAAACTTGCTTGACTATCGTCTGCACCTGTTGGCAAGTAACTACTCGGAATACGTAAACCACGGAATAATTTGTTTGTAAAGAATTTTAAGTCATCAATTTCGCCTAAATTAGTGCCACCTGGTAGGGTTTCGACTTTAGAACCACGACCTTCTGCAGTTTGAGGAAAGAAATAGTCTTCATTGATTGATAAAGGGTTGTACGCACTGTCGATTACATTCTGTCCGCCACCACTTTGACTTGGAATTCTACGCTGATGAATCTCATTTTTAACTCTTTCTACAAACGCCATGGCTAAATGACTCGGCATATTACCTACGTCAATATGAAATACTCGTCTTTCTGGTGCTCGTTGTATACGATAAATTAAAATAGCATCTTCTAAAAGCTCTTTTTGTTTGTAAACTTTGAAAATATTCTCTAATAAACTATTACCAAATGGGTAATTGTTATCTAAACCTTCAGAAAGTGATAAGTGAACAATGTGTTCAGCATTAATTGCGTGTTCGGTTTCAGCTAAACCAAATCTAGATCCGCTACTTGAACTAGGAAACGGCCCAGAAGACCCACGTTGAGCACCAGGTGCGCCCATATATCCTGCACCGGATGTCATACCTCCGCCTGCTTGTCTTGGATTAATGTTAGGTGTAATCTGCGTAACAACTAAGTTTTCAAAGTTAGGGGCTAAGTCTTTAATAATATATTGTTCTGGTTTCTTCCCATCGCTTTCATTTGCAATGATTTTAATTATTTTACTGTTATCAATCCAGTTCCATTTTTGAGTTTCTGGGTCTCTAATAAAGAAAGCGTCACCGTATTTGAATACATTACGAACAATACGGAAGATTTTGGTATCAAATTGCTGTAATTTATTCCATTGTTGTAAGTATTCGCCTAAAATTCGTATTTCTGAGTTAGTACCTTTGCTATTCCATCTAACAGTAAATGGACTTTTACCATCTTTTAGCTTTTGTGTACAAAATTCAGCAAGAATATCTAGTGCTGCATTAATTTCTGGATCACTATCCATTACTTCATATTGCTGATAACGCTCTACACGGTTAGGACTACCTGTATAAACGTCAGGTAGGTAACTAGAATAGTTAGTTCTAGCTGGACCTGCTTTAGAATTTTGAGTTGTATTCGAAGAACGATTATGTTCATAGTTAACATCAACCGGTGAAAAGTGTTTTCGCCATGTCATATATATTTTCCTTTGTTTTTATCTTATCCCAACAAATTACCCGATAAACTTTTAGTTGCTCTAACTTGTTTATGACTATTACTGCTAATAGTATCGGCATGTTGAACCATCTGTATCATAGTCTTATTTAACTGTAATAGTGAATCATGTAAATCTTTTAATGTTGTCTCGTGTGCTACCGGTGCAGGTGTTGCAGGTGGCGGCGTAACTGGTTTTTCTGGTTCTGGTTGTTTAACAGGTTGTGTAGGTTTAGGTGGTTCTACATCTTTCTTTGTTAATACTGCATGATCTGATTTTACGTCTTTAATTGATGCATGCGATTGTTTTACTTCTGCTGAAACTCTAGAATTATAGTCATTAAACGTTTCTAATCCAAACTTTTTGTACATTTCTTTAATATGCGCTTGCTCTTTTGTTTCTGCAGGCTTCTTAAGTTCAGGTTTAGGAGGTTCAACTTTAGAGTTATCGTTAATATTAGCAGGTTCTGCAGGTTTTTCACTTTCGACTTTAGGTTTTTGTTTGTAATAACTTGAATGTTGTCTATTAAGCTCTGCAATACGAGCTGCAGTTGCTTCTGGACTATGATCTATTTTACCTATTCCTTCTTGAGACCGTTTTTCTGAAGCAGCTAGTTCTTCTGGTGAAATTTCTTCGTATTTTACATTACCTTTAGCAAATGATGGCTTGTTATCACTCTTAAATAATCCAGATATAGACGAACCTACATCACTAAACGTGTCTGTTATACTATCAAAGAACCCTTTTTCTTTAGGTTCTTCTTTAGTTGGTTCATACCTTATAGCAGTATCTTCTAATTTTGGAATACTTGCAGGTTTAATAGTAGCATCTAACGATTTAAAAGAACTTCCAAGCTGATTACTTAATTCTTCAAATGCTTTAGGTTTAACATCAGGTTTTATACTTTCAGTGGACGGTAGTTCTTTTTTAGATCCACTGCTATAAATCACCATTTCTTTCTCAGCAGTTGTCATTTCTTTAATAGACTTATCAGTTACTTTAGATTTATCAGTTTTTTCAGGTTCTTTTGCACCGTGCTCCTTCATAAACTTCTTTTCGGCTTCTAATGCTTGCGCAACTTGGTTTGCATGAGCTTCTTGAGCGGTTTTATTTTTAATTTCAGCATGTTTAGCTTCTTCTTCAGCATGAAGTTTTAATTTACCTTTAGTTTTGATTAAATCATCTTCGTAACTGAGTGCTATTTTTGCAACTTCTTCTTTTTTCTTAGCTAAACGTTCTGCAGCTTCGGCATTTGGCTTAGTATTAGCTGCTTTCATTTGTTCGTAGTCAAAAGATGCGTTTTCTAATGCTTCTCTTTTCTTTTGTAACGCCATTCTTGCAGCAGATGGGCCTAATTTGTCTTCAGCAGCTTTACCTGAGTCACTAAGATCCATCTGTGACATACCAATTTTAGAAATATCACCAGAATTCATTGATTGTTTAAACTTAGCTAAGTTTATTAAGCTTTCGTCTAACTTTGAAACATCTGGAGCTTTAGGTTTAGGTAGTGGAGCAATTGTAGTTTTAGGTTTTTCAGCATTTGCTATTTTAACTTCAGTTAATGACCCTGATACTGCTTTGCCTAGGTGTTCAAAATTCTGATGTAATGCAGTAATAGCCGATTCTTCTAGAGACTTAGGTAGTTTAATTGCATCTAGATTAGGAGTAGTAATTTTTGGTGGTTCTTTAGGGGTAGCTGGTTTAATAAGTTTGTTAAATTGTTCTCCTAATTGTGCAATAGATTGTTGTTCTACAAACTTAAATTGATTTTCAGCTGGTTTTACTTCTGCTTTAGGTGGCTCAGCAGGTTTTACTTCAGCTTTAACCTCTGCTTTAGGTGGCTCAGCAGGTTTTACTTCGGCTTTAACCTCTGCTTTAGGTGGCTCAGCAGGTTTTACTTCGGCTGGCTTAGTTTGAGGAGTTGCTTTTTCAATTGCTTTAGTAACAGTTTCGTGCATTTCTTTTGCTTGTGGAGCAAATGTAATATTTTTAAATTTTTCAGCAATATCAGTAAACTGTTTAGCAACATTTTTCATTTCAGTATTAATATCTGTAAATGTTTTACCTAATTCAGTTAATTGCGGAGCAGCAGGTACTGTTTCCGATGTGGTTGTAGGAATTTTAATATCAGTAGTACTTGGAGATGGTGTTTTTGCTTGTTTTTGATCAGCTGATGCTACACCAGGTGGCATCATTTGCTGTACAAACCGTTTCATTTGATCTTCATTAGCTACAATTTCGTTACCATGAAGTTCTGCAAGCTCACCTTTTGGATCAAAGTGCGTAAACATGTCTTTAAATCCGCCACCACCTGATAAGAATTTTTCAAAGTCAGGAGTTCCGTCAGCAAAATGATACTTAACTGGAGATGCACCTGTTTGTTCTGGAGTTAATGTTGGAGTGTTTTTATGTGCTTCAATAGCTTTTTGATGAGCAGTAGATAACGGAAGTGATGCTTTAAATCCATCAGTAATTTCCTTAGCCATGTTACCAGGTGTAGCTTGTTCCTGTGTTCTAGGTCTAAGTGCATTATTAATACCATCAAAAGTTCCAATTAGTTTATTACCACTGTCAACTAGCCCACCAAACATTTTAGATGCACCTGCAGACATGTCTTTTAATGTGCGATCGGCTTTGTTTAGTGTAGTATCAAGCTCTGCACCTTTAAATTTTTCACCTTTTTCGTCTAATCCTTTTTGTGCATTATGAGCTTCTTCACGAATCATTCGTCTAGCAGTAGCTTCGTCGATATTATTACCTTTATTTCTCTCTTCATCAATTTTTGTTTGAATCTGAGGTAATTCTCTATTGTTTGTTTGTGCTTCGATTGCTCGTTGTGTAACACCGCCTGAGCCATATTGCACCATATCTTTAAAGCCATCAGAATTTTGCCATCTATCAACAGCTTCTAATGCTTTTTGCATTTGGATCTGTGCTGCAGCTTTTTGTTCTGGAGTGTTTGCAGATTTCATTGCTTCTGCAGCTTTTTGCAATTCTGGACCAGCGTCGCCCATTGCAGCCATAGATTCTGCGCCTTCTTTAGTACGCAAACCGCCTGTGAACGTTTCTTGGAATACTCGTTTAGCAGCTTCTGGCATGCCTGCCATGTCTTGCATGGATTCATTAAATCTATTACGAGCATCTTTGTCTAATCTTGATAATGCAACTTGGACAACTGCATCTTCATTACGTTTTCTTAAATCATCTTCTTGCGCTTTCCTACTTAAACCAGTTATTCGAGTAGTTTCATCCATTGCTGCGGTCATTCGAATAGCAGAATCGATTGCAGCATTTTTAGATTCAATATCTGACATGTCAATACCGCGTTGACTGCCCATTGCTGCTTTAGCTACCTCAGTAACGTCTTCAGTTTGAAGTCCAAATTCTTTTAATTTGTCAACTACATCAGATTCTTGTAAACCTTTAGTAAATTCTAAGAAGTTTACTTGTGATCGGTTCATAGTTGAACCTAAACCATTTAGTTCAGTTGCATTTCTTTTAAGAATATCACCGTATTCTTCATGTGTTAACCTTGCACCTTTAACTAACCGATCCATGTCAGCTAAATTATTATTAAAGTTAGATCCGTATTCACCAAATTCAGTATTCTTTTTATGTGCATCAAGTACAGAGTCGCCAACTTTTTTGGTTAAATCACCTAAAGTTTTACCTAACAAGCCCCCATTGTTCTGTAATGCACCGGTAAGTACATGAAATCCGTCTGCTACTTTTGCACTACCTTCCCATACATTTTTAAGAGCACCGGTTGTTGCGCCTACCATGTCTACAAATCTATCAACTACGCCTGAGCCAGAGTTTGAACCTTGCGAGATTGGTGTTCGAGGTGCAGAGCTAATTCCGCCACTACCGCCTCGACCGTTAAGTTGTCTAGTAAGTCCTTCTATCGCTTCAGTAAGTCGTTCTGTTTCTGTTTGAGCCATTTTAAAATTCCTAAAATTTTGAGTATATAAATACGGTTAATTATATATTTATCCGGAGATAAACATGGCACAAAATCCTTTACAACAATATTACAGACAACCAAAAATTTATATTCCATTGCCTTCAGGCGGCATTTATAATAAACTTGGAAGTTTATCAGGTGATGCAACCCACATGCCAATTTATAGCATGACTGGTATGGATGAAATTATTGTTAAAACACCTGATGCATTAGTATCGGGGAAAAGTACAGTATCGATTATTGAAAGCTGTTGCCCAAATGTTAAAAACGGTTGGGAAGTAACATCATTAGATACTGATTTATTGTTAGTTGCAATTCGTATTGCAACATTTGGGAATATTTTAGAAATTACAAATGTATGTGATAAATGTGGAACAGAACACGACTACGATGTAGACTTAACTACAGTAGTTAATCATTTTGCACAGTGCAAATATGATAGTGTTATTGAGTATAATGGATTGATTATTAAATTACAACCGTTAACTTATAAACAAACTACTGATTTTTCAATTCGTAACATGCGTTTACAGCAACACTTATCAGCAGCTGCAGCTCAATCAGCTGATGAACAGAAAAAGATTATTGAGGAGTTATTTAAAGACTTAGGCGCATTACAAAACGACATTTATTCTGCTAGTGTTGAGTCAGTTGATACTGGAACAGTTGTTGTAACCGAACCTAATTTTATTTACGATTGGTTAACAAACTGCGACAAAGATGTATTTGATAAAATCCGCGAGCAATTTAATAAAAATAAAGACGTTTGGAGAGTTCCAGATGTTAAAGTTAAATGTTCGTCATGTGGTCACGCTGCTGAATTGTCAATCGATTTAGATCAATCAAATTTTTTCGCAGCCGCCTAATTAGAATGTCATATAACGAAATTGTTAATTATCTAGTTAGGCTTGTAAACGAAATTAAACAATTTAAACTTGAACTTTATAGGTTATGTTGGTATATGCGAGGTGGTGTTAATATTAACGATCTTCTGTATACTCTAGGATCAGAAGATCGCGATATTATGTATGATATTGTTAAAGACAACATTGAATTAACTAAAGTATCAAGGATGCCGCTACTTTAAGTGCAATTGGCCATCTGGACCTCTTACAACTCTATCTAAAGAAGTATACGCACTATCATCTGTTGATGCTACAATTTGTTTCATTTGAGATGGGTCGAGTTTTTTCTTTGGAGGTTCAGTTGGTGTTTTCGGTTTAATAGTCCATGGATCGTTTGGATCTGTTGCAGACGGATCAACTGCATCGTTTGTAGATGGTTTTGCATTTGGGTCTGCAGGAGTAGTTATATCATGATAACCTTGTTCTACATGTTGTTTTGCCCATTCAAATCCTTTCTTAAACATTTCAATTATATCTGATCCGTAACCAGGAATATCTTCCATGTGTATGTTTATTAGTGGACTTGCTAATAAATTTGCGATAGCAATTCTTCCTGCATCTGATGATAACCATAACATAGCAGCAGATTGTACAGCTGGCCCCAGGACTTTAAATAATCTTCCAATTAATGGACCTATTATAGGTATAAATCCAAATAGCTCAGATAATAAAAATATACCAACTTCGCCCATGGATAATGTTCCAGCAATTGCTGCTAATTCGGTAATTAAGTAACCACGTTCTATCTGTCTTCTTTGTTCAAGCTCATCTGGTTTATCTTTTAATTTACTTTCCCATTGTTCCATATTTAAAAAATAATCAGCAATTGGTTTAACAAAGATCACACTGTATGTTGATTTTTTTAACAGGTTCATGTATCTATCAACTGTGCTAAGTGCAGATCCTGTTCCGGTTGCATTCCTTAAACGACTTGCTCCAGCTGCTAATGCGCTATCGAGTGATTGACCAAATGTAGGTGCTTCATAAAGATTTGCTGGTGTTATAATTTCTCGAATTTTCATAATATTCCTTTCAGGATATCCCTTATATAATATGAATATTTATTAAAAAATAAATCTCATATTAAAAGATGAACTATCGTTCATCTATATTTCGCTTTCGCTCAATATTGTTTTCTCTAAAAGCTATAATGAAAAAAATTAAATTATAACTGAAATATTATAATTTAATTATTTTATTTAAAGAGATATCACTTTTGAAGTCAGATGCACCCTAATAAAACTGGATGCAAGAAATCACCCCATCGCCATGGAATCGCAGTAAGAATTTATCTGACTGTAGACTCTTGTTATCGGCTACCTCCCAACCGCCACTTACAGGTATTTTTAAGATATAACTTTCAGGTGCTTCGTATATCATTGCAAGATTGTTACTATTACTAGTATTCTACAGATTTAAGAACTATGTATTCTGTTTCAAATACAGCTAGTCCACCATTCCGATTAAACAAAGCATTGACATCAATGGATGTTGCTTTTGGCATCCTCTCGCGTGAGGGTAGTGTTTAAAAGCCGTTGCACAATCAACGGTTTGAGCAGCGGTTCTCCTTCCAGAACTTAACTCAGCAGTATTACAAACTGGCCTGCCAACCTTATGTTAGTGTTAAAATAAAAGTGTTTTGTGTGTTTTGTTCAGTATTTACAAATGTGTTTTGAACAAGGGATTAAAAGTGGCTAAATGCGAGCAGCAGCTTCTGCTAAATCATTTGCGCGTTCGTTACCAGGATTACCTGCATGGGCTTTAACCCATTGCCAATCTATAGTGTGTGCAGCAGCAACGGTTTCTAATTTAAGCCATAGATCACGATTTAAGTAATCAGTGCGCCCTTTCTTTTTCCAATTAGGAAACCATTGTGTAAAACCGTCAACAAGATATTTTGAATCAGAATAAATCCTAACTTTGCATGGTCTTTTTAAACGCGATAGTGCTTCAATAGCAGCTTGCATTTCCATGCGATTGTTAGTAGTTTGTGGTTCTGTTCCAGAAAATTCTTTAATGACGTCTCTGTATTGCATAGTAGCACCCCATCCGCCTTTACCTGGATTTGGTACACATG